CCTCACCTTCTTTTTGATTTGAAATTGCATATAAACCTCCTAATCCGACTAGTCCAACTATAACTGCATCCATTATTATATATAAATAGTATAATATATATTTTTTATCAGATTTTACTAAACCTGCATTTTTTCGCCTGTGCAAAAAAAATTTTGTAATTTCTTACTATTTATAATGAGTCTACCAAAACTAGTCGTTTTTTCTTTATCTTATTTCCTCCACAACACTCACAATCTTGTATATGTTTACTAACAAACTCTTTAGACGGTAAACACAATATGGTATTACTTTCCTCTATTTTACAATTCATAAAAGGATATTTAGTATATAATTTAAATATAGCTTGTTCTTTCATTTTTGCTTCAATCATTATATCAATATCTACTCCATATTTATCAGGAATTTCCAATAAATAATCGGGTATAACTTCTATATAATCACTGTGATGACCTGTTCTACCAGATCCTTGTTCGCTAACATGAAACTTCGGTTTAATCCCACGTCTTTTCCATGAATCCAAAATTCCTGGGATATATTCACCTGCTGGTTTAAATTTAACATCTGGATGTAAAAGTTTGTAACATTCATAATGATGTGTATCAAATACCACAGGTATATTAATTGCTTTTGAAACTTCTAAACAATCTTCAATAGAGAAGCATTTTTCACAATTTTCTAATACCAATCTAGCTCTAACATTTTCAGGTAACATCATATACTGTTTTTTCCAACGCTCAAGAGTTTTTTGTTTATCACCATATACACCACCTCCATGAACTACCATAACAGATGTTTTGTCCATTCCCATATGATCTAATACTGATGCATGGTAAGATAAATCATTAATAGTTTGAATAAAACTAGCTTCAGTAGGTGTACCTACCACATTGTATTGTCCTGGATGAAATGTTATTCTATGACCATATTCTCTGGCCTTTTGTCCTATTTGTTTTAATAGATCTAGCGCAAAATCAAAGGTATAGTCAATTACCTTTGGATTAGATTTATGTGGAAATAATTCACTACTAAGTCTTAAAACTCTGATACCATTTTGCTCATTCCATTCAATCATCTTTATTACATCTGCTAAATTTTGCAGAATTTTATCTTTTAGAACATCTATACCCTTTTCTTTAACAGTTCTAATTATCATTTTTCTAGAACAGAATACAGGAGGTTTCTGTGCTCTTAAAATTGTATTAATACAACATAATCCTAATTGAATTGGTCGGGGTTCAGACATTGTTATTTGTTTACAGTTAATTTATACACAATATTTAATTTCAATTTTATTAAGTATTGTATTTTATTTATAGATTCTTGCATGTATTTAAATCAGTGCACTGTACATTTTTATTACCATTCATAAAATTATGTTGTGGTAATTCTCCTGAATTATTATTTTCAACACAAGGATAGTTTGGTACATAATAATCTTTCTCTAGAATTCTTGTACTTAAATTATTATGAAATGGTAAACATACATTTTCTTGAGGATTCAAAGGTAATATAGCCCAATTAGTTTGTTCTAAATCCTTATAAAGCCAAGCAGGATGTGTTGCTCTAGACTGTTCTGTAAAAGGTTGGGTTGATGGATAATTAATTTTACTAGATCTTGTTTGATTATTCTGATATTGATTTAAATCTTGACAATCTCTATTTAATGATCTAGACAATCCCATTAGATCACTCTCTAGATTGATAGTATTTGTTCTTAAATTAGCTCCATATTTTTGAAGTCTAATAAATGGATCTTCTGAAAATCCTACATTATTTCCTGGTCCAGGAACAGCTATTTGATATCGTCCAGTTTCTGTTGATAATTGTAAATCCTTAGCAATTCTACAAGGATCATATTTAATATTAGTGAATGCCATAATATAATATTTAAATATATATTAATTTTTAAATAACTTTTATTTTAGAAGAATATTTATTACATAACACATTTAATATTTTATCATAGCTAATCGCTTCTTCATGTTGCATTGTATTTGTATATCTAAAATATTCTATTAATAACTCCAATAGCACCTCAATATTACCTCCTAACAAATTATTATTAAACCATACATCAAAATAGCATTTACCATAATTATTAATATATTTTTTTTTAGAATCTTTCAAAGGTTCTCCAGTGATATGTACTTTATTGTCGCCAATATCTATTACATTATAATCAGAAACCGAAGATAATGTTACCCAATATATCTCCTTACTTTTAAAAATGTTATTATGTAATTCTAAATATAACCAATAGAAATTAAGGTATAATAAATATAGATCATCTTTTTCATATTTCTCATAATATTTGAAATGTTTTAAACTGTCAATATTTATTTCTTTATATATTATTCTGGTATTGTAATGTTTCAAACTTAGTATATTAAGTTTGTACTTAGCTTCGGCATAAACAATTATTGGATTATTTAATTTTATTAAAGATGTAAGATATTGTATATCTTTATCATTGGTGATAGAAGTCACAATTGTTGGATTACTATATTCGTATTCTCTAGGTATATTATTTAAAACAAAGGCAGATATAGCTGTATTATCATTAATTAATCCGATAGGTTTATGTAAAACCACTGTATTTTTTAACGCTAAAATACTAGCGAAATGTATTTCACTATTTGTTATACAGTTTATATTAAAATTGTGATTTTTATATATATGACTTAATTTTTTATGATTAATTATGCAAGGATCAAATTTAAAACCTGGCCACCAATAATCATTTGATATATTGTTTACATATCCATAAGTTTCATTTTTACACAATTTAGCTAGATCTAATAATAGATTTTGATGTTTCAGGTAATACATATATTTTTTTGGCAACTCAGGACTAGTAATATTTACTTTATAATATAATAAATCTGTGGACTTATAATTATAGTATTTCAAGTTATTGTATAAATCAGTTAGTTGAATTTGCATTATTTCATCATTCATAATCATATTATTTACTATGTCATATAATTTAAAGGGTTTTGAAAATATCCAATCATCCTCTAATAACATAACTATATCATTTTTTGGAATTATATGTTGTAAAATATATGAAATACTATTAAATTGTCCTTTTTTAGTAGTAGATACTAATCGTGAATAAATATTTGAAGTAAATGTAGTTTTTATAAATTCTTGCATTACATTTCTATCTTTTATATTAGAATTATCATCAATAATAATCACTTCATTAATAATATTTATATCAGAACAATTATCATAAAGTGTCTTTATTATTTGTAAAAAATGCTTACATCTTTTACATGTAGTGATTATGAGAGATATTTTCGCACTCACTTGTACAGACATTTTATAAATTAATTTGAGATATTTTTTTAAATATTTTTTTAAAAAATAAAATTATTTAAAATTATTATTTAAAATTATTCTGGGACAGGAAATGATCGTTGATTATTAGGAATAACTAAATCTTTTGGCATTACCAATGGCAATCTATCAAAAAATTGTGTAGAACGTAAAGTTTTTAATTGTGGTTGCACTGCGCTTTGAGGATTAACTAAATTAGTTGAATTAATTCCAAATAATGCAGATTCTATTTCAATTGGATTAGATGACAATGAATCCCGCCACATTTTACTAGGAGGAGCTGATCCACCATTAGGTAATCCTGGGTTATATGCCATTCCATTAGAACCATATTTGTATAAATTAATATCTAAATTTCTTGAAAAAACATCTTGCTGTTGTTTATAATCACCTGGAGTGTTAATATTTCTGGTTGAAGCCATATTAATAAACTAATATATTATATTATTCCTCTAATTTTTTAATTAATTCTTTTACTAAATTTGTAGTGCTATGTTTTTTATATTCTTGAACACATTTATGAGTTCGCTCCATGAATGTAAACGAGAAAGCAATTGGTAATGCTAAATCTTGAGTTATCATTGGTATGGGAAAAAATCTATTAGCTAATAAACATAATAATTTACTCCAATCAGAATCATCTTTTATTAGATTGTAAATTTCATCCAAAACTACAGTAACTTCATCACTCATTATATCGTTAGTATTGAATATTTGTAGAAAATGGTTCTGATATTCTTCATCACTTTCATATGCAGTAATTTCATAATCATAATTATACATTTATATAATCATATAAAGTTATGTTTATATAAATTTAAACTTAATATTGTGTTCTGGTATGTTGAGTGAAGTAATCTTGATCTTTTGTAAGATCGCGAGATGGTAATCCACCTCTGATCCACCCTTCAGCAGCAGCACTTTCAATGAGATTAGCAGGATTAGTAATAGATGCTGCTAATTCAGGAATCATTGGAGTGTACCTGTGATTAATATAAGATTTTTCGGCTAAATGGTTAACTGATTTCTTATTAATTACCTGATCTCCTTGTTGTAATTGTGATTCTAATTCAGGATTACCATTACCTTTACCAAGATAAGGGACAGTAGCAAAAGGTCTCTCATATAAACTTAGTTTACATGCAGGGCGTATCATCTTATCAATCATTAAATTTGAATTAACGTCAATCTGGCATCCACCGATCCCTGTTTGATGTGAACCGGTAAAATTAATACCTGGTTCAGATAAAGCAAAATTGATACCTTTCTGCATACTACAGCTGTCAGACATAATATTATCTAATGTCCAATTAGCTTGAGCTACATTTTGGACATTCTTTTGACTTACATCACAGTTATCGTTTCCGATTCTAGACATATTATTAAATGTAAAAGAACTTACGTGAGCCATTATATATAAATCAATGATATATTATTTTTTTTCACTAAACATTTAATAACCAGGAATATATCTGAAACTATTCTTTTCACATGCTATAGGATCTCCATCTTTACATGATTTCATATCACCATACAAAAATTCTGCGAATGCTTTCTGATCACCAGGTACAACTTTTGTATTAGGAGTAGTATAAAAATTCCTCATTGATCTATCAAATACAAAGTCATCGCCTAAATCTTTAAATAACTTGTCAGCAATAGTTGGATCATCAGGAAAACTAGCTTTCTGAACCATCTCCTTTGTTTTTTCATTAATTGTTTTTTCTACTGCTGGATTAAATGCTGGGGGTGCTGCTTTTCTCTTAGGATTATATTGAATTTCTGGTAAAGAAACATTGCCCATAGGATTAATTGGTGTTGATGATTTAAATTCAGATTGCATTGCTTTATATACTTCGGGGTTTGTAAATGCTTCTTGAATATTATTTTTAATAATATCCTTACTATTTTTAGATTTAGTATAATGTAAAAAAATAATAATACCTAAAGTTACAGCACCAGTTACTAGAATTCTCATTGATTTACTAAACATAAATCCTACTACAGTAAGTAAAATTATCAATCTAGATATTGCATTTAATTTACTATTTTGATCCATATTAGCTGTTGGCCATAAATCTAATAAACTATCTTTGTTTACTAATATACCAGGGTTGCTAGTCCAAAATGTGTTTGTCATTATATATATACAAATAACTATATTTTTATAATTTGTATTAATTTTATACAAAACCTAAATAATATAGTTATTTTTATTAGACATTCTCAGTACTGATTTCACTTACATTATCAGATTTATCCTTCTTTCTTTTCTTCTTTTTCTTCTTGTTCTTCTTCTTTTTTTTTGATTTCTTTTCAGCTTCCATCTCTTCTTCGGCTAATAATGCATCCATTGCCGCTTCTGCTTTTCTTTGTGCCTCTTCCAAAGAAGTTTTATCCATTCCAACACCATCACTATATGTTTTGCCGTCAAATTTTTGTTGACTTTTCTTTTTCATGCGCTCTTTCATCTTTGCCATTTTCATTTGCTTATCCATATGTGATTGAAAAGCTCCCATATTTATTTTTGAGTTTTTTCCACCACCAGGCATACCCATTTTACTTAATAAATCTTTCATATCTCCCATACCTGGAATATCTTTCATCTTTTGAACAATCTCAGCAGCCTCTTGTAATAATTCACTCTCATTAATTTCCCCGCTTTTTATTTTCTCATCTAATTTCCCCCCAACATTTTGTACTAATCCCATTAACTTACCTGGATTTTTAAACAGTTTCTTGAATACATCACCTACATTTTCTGCTCCCTCCATATCCATATTGAGATCTTTTGCTGTTTCTTCTGCTATTTCTCTTGCTAAACTACCTAATTTTCCATCCATCATTCCTGTAACATGACTGTGTATGTCTTCTGGGTTTGGTAGATTATCAAGATTGATTTTCTCACCATCTTCAGATGTTTCACTATTTTCAAACATCTCGTGCATTTTATCTACAGTTTCCTTTAATTTTTCTTTTAATTCGGATTCATCAATTGCCTCAAATAATTTTGCTGTATCTCCAAATGAATCACCTCCACTGACATCTTTGATTACAGATAAGAGAATTAGTTGTAAATATTTCCATAAAGTGTCTTTAGTTTTATCAGAAACATCTTTATCATTCATTAGTAGTTTGAAATCTAGATCAGGTAGAAACATAGTATTTACCTCTTCATTATCAAACATTTCATTATTTTGATATAATATATCAAAAAATCTCTCAGGGTACACTTTTCTACAATGTTCATACACACGTACTAATCCTTCTTCATCCGGATTTAATAAATCTGGGTTCATAGTATCTTTAAGTTCCGGAAATGTTGTCAATACATCTGCCACAAGATCTTTTATAACCTTTTTAAAGTCCTTTTTACTATTAGCAGTATTTTCTGTCATAGTTGTATACTTAATTTAAAATTTTATTTTTAAATCAAATCTAGCATTAATATTTTATTAATTATTCATATATATATTTGATAATCCACATAAATTTTTAACATATTCCAGCGCTGTTATTTTATTTGCTTCATCGCATTGATTTACTATATTTCTCATACGATCTATAGCTTCTAATATTGGACCTTCATTCTTACTTCCATCCCATTCATCCGAATAATCTTTATTTATAAAGAAATTATAATCACCTGCTTCAATTTCTTTGCTAAACCTTACTGCAACCCATTTATGCCACATAGTTAATATCAATCTAGGATTAGCTTTTTTTAATCGTAATAATGCATTTTTTGCAGTTATTATATCTGGGTTATTAGGTATTATCCGTTCCACATCTTCTAGAAATTCTACAAATTGATTATTAAAAGCCTTTAAATATACAGATTTATCTATACTTTCAGATTCCATTACTATTAAATATTATATACGGTAATTATTTAAATAATATTTAAACTAAATATTAAACTGGTGCTGGTCCAGTCGCTCTAGGTATTTCTGAATTACGTTGTTGTTGTATCTGTTCCATTGTCATACCTTGATTACCTATTGTATTAGGTTCATAATTATCAGGAGGTGTATTTATTTTATCTATCCAATCCAATGTTGCATACTGATGCATTTGTCTTAATCCACCATCTCCTTTTGCAGACATTGAATCTGCTGTTTGATCTAGAAAACTGAAATTATCTGATGCTACTCCTCCATCTGAAATTGAATTCATAGAAAATGCACTTGGTTCATTTGGTGTCCCACTTATTCGTTGAGAGAAATTATTCTCCCTAGGTTGTAAATGTTGATATATCTGATCACCAAATAAAACTTGATGACCTCGTGTTATTAATAATAGTGCTGGTACTTTAGTAACTGTAGGTGGTAGTAATAATTGTTGACTATTTTCTAGAAATATATAAGTAGCTCCATCATTACCTTTTGCTCTTTTATCTATACATACATAATGGACTTCCTCCTTTACTTTATTTTGCGAAAGAACGCCTAAAAGTTTTTTAGAATTATCACAGTAATTGCTATAATATAAAATACTACTCATTATTAGTTATTTATAAAATCTAAATTTATTTTTAACTCATATTTAATAAAATTGAATAACTATATTAAAAATAATATAATATATATAATCAAGATGAATCCACAGATACAAATTACCGGAGAAGATGATAATCAATTAAAATTCACTATATCAGGTGCTAATGTCAGTATTGTTAACGGTTTAAGACGTATTTTATTGGCTGACATTCCTACTATTGTGTTTAGAACATTTCCCTATTCTGAAAATAAATGCGATATAACTACCAATACCAGTAGATTTAATAATGAGATCCTTAAACAACGTCTTAGTTGTGTACCTATTCATATTACTGATATGAGTATCCCTCTAGACCAATATAAAGTTCATTGCAAAGTTAAAAATGATAGTGATATGATCCAATATGTAACTACTGAAGATTTCCAAATAATTAATACTTCAAATGACAAGGAGATTGCTAAAAGTGAGCGCGATAAAATATTTCCAAAAAATAAGGTTACTGGACAATATATTGATTTCTGTAGACTTAGACCTAGATTAGCTGATAATTTAGATGGGGAAGAGTTAGAATTTACATCTACAATGGAAATAGCTACACAGTCTGAAAATTCAATGTATAATGTTGCATCTAAAGCTGCTTATGGTAACTCTTTAGATCCTCAAACAGCAAATGACGCTTGGAATAATAAAGAGTCACAATTAAAAGCATCTGGTGTAAGCGGATCTGATTTAGATAATGCTAAAACCGATTGGTATTTGCTAGAAGCTCAAAGATATTTCAAAAAAGATAGTTTTGACTTTGTTCTAGAAACAGTTGGCGTATGGGATAATCGTACATTAATTAAATCTGCTTGTGAACAAATGAATATTAAATTATTGCATATTAATAAACAATTAGAAGATGGTGATCTAAAAGTTAGTGAATCTGTTAATACTATTGATAACTGTTATGATATTACTCTTGAAAATGAAGATTACACAGTTGGAAAAGTATTAGAACTTATCTTATATACATTACATTTTAATGGTGATAATACATTAAGTTATTGTGGATTCAAAAAGTTTCATCCACATGATACGCATAGTGTTATTAGACTAGCTTTTAAATCCGTTACTGGAGAGGATCTGAAAATTTATATTGCTGAATATTTAAGAAATGCTATAACCAAAGGTGTAGAGATTTACAGACAAATTGGAAAATCATTTTAATCATAACTAAGGATAATTTATAAATTGTATTATTAAAATTTATAAATTCTTTTTTATTTAAAAAGTGCTAAAATGTTTTAATATCGCTTTGAATATATAGAAAAAAAGTCCAAATAATGTACTAGTAACTGTAAATCCATATAAATTATAGTTACCGTCTTTTTGAAATAAAAATCCAGCATAATTATTCAATGTTTTCTTAAAAAAGGGTAAATTAAATAAAAAGAATAATAAAGAAATTAGTATAGGGACTTGTAATTCATTGTAAATTACATCTAAATTATCTTTTTTATTAAAATTTTGTCGCGTTTGTTCTATAAATTGTTGTTCAGTATCATGATTTTGTATATAATCAGGCACATCATTTTGTGGTACATAATTAGGATCAGCTTGATGATCTAAATGAACACGATTCTGATTTATAGGAATATCTCTTGATGGTAATGATGTAGCTCCATGAGCTGCTGCTTGTTGTATACCAGAAACAATAGCATTCATTTGTTGTTGTTTAACAGCTGATGGCATACCTCCAGTATTACCATCTGTAGGTTTAGTATCTTGTGAAAACGCTACATTTTTCTCTGTTATTTCCATTTGTACATTTTGAACAGGTGCACCAGCACTCATAGATGGGTCTGATGGTAAAGATTCAATAGAAGTTGTTCCAGACATTTTATATATCTAAAGAACCTATTCAATAATTAATTACGCAAAAGGTATAACTCTTTTATCTGTACTACATCTTTTAGATTTGGGAATAAATTTATAAAATTTACCATCAAATTCATATGTTTCATTAACAACTTTTTTCATATCAGGTGTTACAAAGTTATGACATTTCCTACTGTTACAAGCTTTTCTAAAAAATGTAGCTAATCCAAACCCTAATATTATAGAGAGAATAACCTTACTGTATTTTCCATAAAGAAGTCTTTGAAGATTCATAATATATATATATTAGATTAGTTTTGAATAGGAATAGTTTTTATTTTTTTTGCGTTTGTTGGTTTACTTACCTCTTTAGCTTCCCATCCATAACAGTTACCTGCACCGTCCTGCCATACAAATTTATTTATATTTTCAGGCGTAGGATATATATATATGTTTTTTACATTAGGTGCTGATAAATAAACTAGAAATACTCCTATAGCTAAAGATATCAAGAATACTGGAAATGATATAAATTGACTCAAATTCATAATATATAAAATATACATATTATAAATTAATTAATTTTTATTTGATAACATATAAGATAATAGGGATGCAGATGATGCTGCTGCTGTTGCAACTAGCAAAGATAATCCTGGTACGAACCATTTATTTTTCTGCAAATCTACCGCGCCACCAAAAACTTTCAAATCTGATTTTTTTAGTTGATAATAACTTCCGATACCAACTCCTAAACCAACAATTGTAGCGGTGCAAACTTGTCTGTTCACAGATGAAGGCAAAACAGGGCATTCTTTATTAGACATTATACTTATAAATATGAGTATAGCTTTATACCATATTACATTGCAAATTTATTTATCACGCATTCATTGTCAATAATGATTTCTGAACGCTCAGTTATTATTGTTTTTGAATCCAATTTATGAATTAATGGATTCTCATCATCCTCTACAATCTTGTAATATTCATATTTCAGATCTTTAATTTGAGATAATACATCATTTAAATCATTTATTTGAATATCTAATGCTTCTACTATCCTTGATGGTTTTACATTATCGCTATCTGATTCATCAGGTTTTAAAATCATTTTTATTTCTTTAATCAAACTCTCTTTTTTTAATAGTAATATTTTTAATGACTCACGTTTTTCTTTACTATCATGAATGTCCATAAATAATTCTAGATAATTATTATATGTGGCTACATCAGCATCAAATTCGTCACGTTTCTTTTCAAATTCTGTAATAGCTTCTTCTTCATTAGTAAAGTTAAATAGTAAATCTAATTTAGTTTTTATTATTGATTCTTTATCTTCCTCTTTATACTTAGCATATGAATTAATTGTTTCTTGCATAGTAGTAATATTTGCTAATTGAATATCTATATTCAATTTACACGGCTGAATACTTTGATCACCCGGGTTTTTGGATGCTCCACAAATAGCTAGTAATCTACGATTTTTAACTGAAAAAAAAGTTCCCACTGGTTTTTTACAATTAATACATTTTATTTTCTGACTATCCCACAAACGTTTCTTTTCTCTCTTTGATAATTTATCCTGATTGATTATTTTCTGTTTTTTTCTACGTATAATCTCATCATATTTCCCTTTTAATTGAAAAAATTTATTAATTTTATCTAATTGTTCTTTTGTATAGCATGGTTCATAATTATCATTTATATCTTTACTACTATCTATATCTTCCTCACGTGCTCTAGAAGAAGTTATGTTAGAAGATAACGATTGATTCCCTACATTACTATCATCACTATCAGAAATATCACCTGTATTCATTATATCGGACATTTATATTAGTTATTTATAAAATTTCTCATTCATAATCTTAAAATCTGATTCCCATTTAGGTAAATTAGTTATCAATTCCTGACGCTTTTGTTGTTTAATGTCTTGAAATTGTTTTATTTTACTTAAAATATAATGACGCTGCTCATGTATCTTCTTTTCTTTCTCAATTGGTGAAAGTCTTCCTTTATATCTGATTAGTAGAAATATTCCTAAAACTATCAAGAAACCAACTAAACATGATATATTAAAGATATGATTGTGATAAGCATTTTTTGTATCGCTACATTTTTTTAACGTCGCATTTATAAAATATCTCACTCCAGGTTCCACTAGGCTGGGTTTAGTTTTGTGTTCCATAATATTATTTAATGGGATTAAATCAAAAAATTTTATACATAATATTTATACAATGGCGTCAAACAATTCTGCTACAACTGGATTAATCGTTTTTTTAATATTAACATTAATTTATTTCATTGCACGATACAATTTAAAAATGGGACAAAGTGACACTATTTACACAATTATATATTATTTAGGTGTTGTTGTTTCACAATATTTCATTAATCTTAGCGCAATATCTTCAAAATGTGGCACTACAAATTATTATCTTGCATTTATGGTAACATTAGTTCCTTGGATTTTTATATTTGGATTACTGAATATTATGTTAACACAATTCCCAGGATGGAAAGGTCCATTTTCTAATACATTTGGATATTTAATCGTTAGCGCTGCGGGTGCGAAAAATCTGCTTATTGATCATATTCTTAAAGCTGATTTTGTGAAAAAATTAACACCTAAATCTGATAGTGATGTATCTACTACATCATCTAGAGATGAATCAAGAAATGGACGACAAGGTGGTGGTGGAATGGAATCATCCGCTAACGAAGCCATACAACACATTTATAGTGATCCATCATTACTTATTAATGAAATTACTCCTGATAATTATGATCAGTTTTGGGATAAAATGAAATCCTTATTTAAAAACGATGCTTCTCAATACAAAGGAGATCTTTATAAACTTGTAGAATTAAAAGATCTTATATCTGAAGGTATATGGTATATGCTTACAGGTAGTTTAATAACATCTATTAGTAATAATTATATTATGTCAGGTGATTGTGGTACATCGGCCGAAGATATGAAAAAACGACATGATGATTATGAAAAAACTATGAAGACACGTGAAGAAATTAAATCTACTAAAACCCAAAAGGTTTATAATGTCACTCAATAATTATACAATAATTTTATTAATCTAAAAAATTATTGTAACAATCAAAATTGTATTTTTGGTAAAGCTAGCCAATACAACACTGCTGTATATGAAAGTATTGCTGACACAATTGCTATTAACCATAGAGGTATTACTGTTTTATTTTTATAACCTAATCCAAATTGTCTTAAATCACCATCATTTGTGTAGAGAAATGATGGTTTTACATGATTAATTATCATATATGATGCAACAAATAGTAGCACTGAGAATGATATAATATGTTTTTTTATAAAGCTTCTAGACAACATTATGTACTATATATATTAATTATTTTTTTTTATAATGTATATAGTTAATTATTAATATCCGTATTGTACATCATCATTATCACCATGATCGTCATCCTCTGGTAAATGACCAATATTAAATTCTTCCTGATCAATTTCATTTTGTATTCTTGTTTGTTCATCTAAATCCATTGATGCAAAACCTCTTTCTATTTCATCGTTATATCCTAAATCATCTAATTGTTTATTCTTCCGTGCTAATTCTTCATTCATATCAAGTTCATTATCATAAAAATCTGCTACATATTGAGTTAAACCTTTTTGTAAACCTAATCCCCAATCTCCCAGTTTATGCTTTTTAAATTCATTATTTACCTCTCTTTGTTCATCAGATAAATCTTTTAATTTTTTTGTAATAGCATCCTTCTCTGATTCTTTGTGTCTATTTACTTGATCCATCATATCTTGATAACTATAATTAATCTCTTTCTTTGTATTTATAAATATATTTATAATAGCCGCCAAATATGTAGCTACTTTTGATGATAACTCTAATGTTTCACCACTTACTATTTCTAGTTCATCTACTAATTCTCCTGAAAGAGCATTTTGTTGTTCTTGACTAGCTAGATCAGATGTTATTTCAAGAGGCTTTCTGATTTTTTTTATAACTATTTGATCTATTAATACAATATGTTCTCTTATAATACTTAAAAAACAAAACTCCATTAGTTTTGTTATGCTTTTTTTGTTAAATAATGCATATGATGTTTCATCGTTGTTTTCTATTATAGAACTAAAACATACAAGTTGATTCACTAATAAATTGATATTTACAGTATTTATTTGCATTTGCGCCAATAAACTATTTAGTGCTTCATCTTTATAAAATCTGCTTAATGAACCATAACTGTCTTTTATCAATGCACGTACTTTATTTTCATGACGCGATGATAACTTCCAATATCGTGGTACCTCTACTTTACTATAATCACATTCATTAATCACTATATTTGAATATACTTTTGTTAATTCATAAATACAATTCTTTGTATACTCTATTGATCTATAAATACTCTCATCTTCTTGTAGTGAAAATCTACCTTTATCGGAATCTGTCCTATAATTATCAAATTTGGCAAAATTGTCTATGAAATTTTTCACACTCACTTTATTAGACCGTTTCATATTTGTGCTCTTTTTCAAAAAACTGTTTATTTCTTGTCTCATTCTTTCATTACTAGAATGTAAATAGTTGGTTAATGTTTTTAATTCTTCAGGATCTTCCTTTACTGTAATACTAAACACATCTAATACTTCTGATAAACGCTCTCTTAAAACTTGTGGTATATCATCTAGATCATATTCATCTAATTTTGCTATAAAATTTCTCAATTTTTGTATGTCAGAAATATCATCTTCTAAGAAATTAATTTCTAATAAGTTATTTTGATTATTTATTCTTAATAAAGACTCCAGATCACTTTCACTAAAATTTTTACCATCTCTTTTTAATTTACGAATCTTTTCACTTAGATCGTCAAATTTATCGTGATTTTCTGGTTTATCAAAACAGTATGGTATTAAATTATCTGGTATAGGTACATCATTTTCATAATTACAGAATTTTAAGAAACATAAATAAATAGTGTCCTCACTAAACCTATTGGTTAGTTTTGGATATACTAAACGAGTGTCTTCTAATGACAATATTGTTACTGATTTTGGTATCTCTACAATATCATACATTATATTTGATAACAGTTCTATATTTTCATTAACACTTATTATACTTGGATCTTTTGTCATAAAATAATTTATTACAGTATTACCCATACCTTCTTGACAGCATACATTTTCCACAAATGGTTCAGATGCTGAATTTGTAAGTAGTGCTTTTTTATCTTTTATTATATCTTGCACTTTTTGAAGAAATGTTGATGCGAAATACTGTATTTTACCTTGTATTATATTTATTTGTTCTCGTTGAGCTTTATTTGCGGTTTTTAGATTTCTCAAAAAATTATCTTTAAAACCATCGGTTATATTTTGTACGGTTTTTAATTCTATAGGAACAAGTGGTGGCATAAAAGTTTCCCAGTTTGAAATACTTAATTCTATTGGTATATCGTTATCACTATTTAAAAGTGACCACTCCATTTTCTTACGCATACTATCCATAATAGTATCATTTGTTAATACAAACTTGTCAATATTACTTTTTATCAATTTTGCAATAGTCTTTTGCCCTAATCGTTTAATTGTATTCCAAGGAGGTGTACCTGAACTTATTTTTCCAACAATACATGATATATAATCTACTGTAGAAAAGTCTGCTGAACCATCCAAAGGATACCCTTCCAATGACTTTATACATCCAGGAAAAACCTTTCTAGTTTTTATTGAGGGAACACTAATTTGAATTCCTACTATCATATAACTCAAAGTTAGTATTATTAATGATTGTGTATTAATAGTTTCCCAATCTGGTAGAGTCTTATTACGTCTTTTTAATAAATCTGCTGCTTTGTTTTCATAATCACTTTTTGAACCTAATGCTCTACTATTTGTAGTTAATGTATTAGATATTATAAATTCGGTTTGATCATTTATATTTATACCCATGTATTTACTAAGAGCATTCACTACTATTAAACATATTTTTGTATCTGGATCATCTGATTTTGGCGATGATTCTTGATTTTGAGATTCCGATGCTATTGTAGCACTACTTAATTCCGCTTCTAATATCTCCCTACTTACCATTTTATGTCCATCATCATAACCTTCTTCTGTATCAAACATACGGTCACATATTTTTGTTCCAGAATGTTCATCTACCCATGAATCACCATCGTCACTTATTTTTCCTTGTGTCTTTTTAATCCTTGCTATTGTACTGTTATAGTCATTTATATCTCCACTCCAATGCCATGTACTAGCTATTTCCCACTGAAATAAAGGCACTAATGGTAAATTAGTTTCAATACAATATCTATACCATTTATTTTCACCCTCTATAGCTTCGCGTGTAAATTTACTACATAATGTGTACATATCATTCATTTTTTTTATAAAGTCTTGTTGTCCAGATATTACATGATAGTATTTTTCATATGGAGAAACCACTTTATCTTCTTCTTGTAAAAATGGGATTCCTTGGATATAATACATTTTATCGTACTTATAATTATTATACTGTCTAATATTACGTATTTGAGAGACATACTTGCTGTAGTACATTAAACGGTTTGATAGTAATTGAACTAATGTTTCTTTTGACACCTCGTATTTTACATCAAATTCTTTTAAAATTTGGTCCAGAGACTTATGTTTTATAGCCGTTTCACTTAGTTCCTTATCTATACAATCTCCTTTCAAACTAAAACATTTGCTTTGCATATTGCAAAATAATTCATTTGAGTCTACACTAACTGAGGGTAATGATTCGTCTGCGACCCATTTATGTTCTCTTCTCTCATAATATTTTACAGGTTGATCTTCTATTTCTAATGCAGCATAATGACCCTCTTTTATAACTCTTTTACCATCTATCATAGCTTCAGCATCATCTAATGCATCTTCATCATTCAATCCTACATTAGTTTTTAAACTTTCAACTAAAAATGTTTTAAAATCTCGTTTAGATAGAGTTTGTCTTTTATCAGAATATTCTTCAATTACTTCATATCTTGTAGGATCAAGTTTTTTATCAAAAAAGATGTCTTTATCGTTATCATCAGTAAGTTCATCTAGATCTTTGTATCTTTTCGTCATAATGTATTTTTTACATTCATTTGCACTAATCAGTTCTTCCTTGTTTGTTTCAAATTCCTTATACTGTTCTTCCACCTGATCATTTATATTTATTGCTGATAGTAAATGTGAATTTGTTAAAGAGACTGCTGTCATGAACAGTAATCCTCCATCGCTCTCTAATATATTTTTTATTATTTCTGATCTTGATAAAATATCTTCTTTTAATCCTTCTTCCATATCATATCCATTATAAAATACGATATCTTTAATATTATCTTCCATACCAGCTTGCTGTTTAATATCTAACATTTCGGTTACCATACCACTACCTCTACCGGATGTACCATATTTAATTCTACCTCTTGTAGAATGTAGATTTCTATATGTCTTGAATGATGCAGCAAAATCTTTTTTATATTCATGAATTTTTTCTTTTATAAAGCGGTTCATTTGTTCATATTGTTTATACGTAAGATCTGATATATATATACCAAATGGTTCTAGGTATCCTATTAGACTATATAATGATAATTTGCCAGAGATATATTTTTTCATTAACTCAAAAATCTCCTTTGTTCTAGGAATAACTGTATCTAGATATTTATTGTATTTATCTCCAGCCTGAATTGAATCCTCTAATACATATTCTCTCATATTACCAAGAAAATTTTTGTGATCTACAGAATTTTCAAAAGAATCTATTGTTATTGTATCCACTATTGAATTCTTTTTGAAAATATCAAAATAGTAAAATGGGAATGTGTTAAGATTCGCTCTTGTTAATATATTCGTCTCAGGTAAATTAATTCTTGAATATCTCAAGACACTTTCATTTAAAAATAACAGAGACTTAATAGGTAGTAAGGAGTTAGGAATTACTTTTTTTCTATTAACCTGGAATTTATTACTTCTTGGATTAATTCGTTCTAATACTTGCAATGATGTTGTATATGTATCTAATAAAAATTTACGTCTATTAATGTTATCTCCATTACTAATAGAAGAATAATAGTCACCTAAATTATCTACTAGTGCTATAATATTGTTATTAGTTTCTTTTAAAACTAATATTTCTTCATCTGAAAAGGGATCGGTATGTTTCTGCATTAGAGGATTCAGTTCTTTCAACAAATGAATATATTTATTATTTAATTCACCATCTTGTACATTAGAATAAAATTTATCAACAGCTTGTGCTTCCTTATATCTCTCTTCTGCTAACGTTAATGACATAACATCACTATATGCTATAACCTCCTCTTCATTCATATCGTAAAGTTTTTTAGTATTTTTTACTATTGGTAAAATCCAGTATAATTTCCTATTAAAATCTTCCAAAAATTTAATCAAAGGTTTGTGATCAGAAGTTTTGATTTTTGGCATTATAGCATTCCCATATTGATCAAAATCTGAGAAACTTGATCTCACCTGTCTATATCTTTCTATCATTTTATGTAAACTTGAGAGAACCGTTTGAGTTCGCATAGCATTAGGTATTGTTGATAATAAGTCATTCAACAAATCATTTGTTTGATTTTCCACACTAAATCTTATTTTATCATCATCTACTCTGATTTCTTCTATTATTTCATCTAGATCTTCACCAAAACTTATATCATCATCTTTAATAAAAAATTCTTTGATACGATTTTTAATATCTACAGAAGAATCTATATCTTCTTCTGGAAACAATTCCATATCTTCTACTGATACACCTTCTGATGGATTAGTATCTACAACCTCATCACCTAAAGATGTTATTTCATTATCTTTTACTGATTCAGGTGGAGATCTCACACTAATTTTATTAATAGGTAAATCTTCTGGAATACCTTTGTATGCAAAATCTATATAAATTATTTCATTATTAGGATACAATCTTATTTCAATCATATCACTCTCTAAACTTGTAATTTCTCCTGTTAATACTTCAGGTACATCACCACCAAAATGTATATCAATCCATTTATCAGGAATTAAGTTATTCTGGTGAGCAAAACTATCACTGTTTGCTCTACTAATTAATGATAATGATAGAATAGAATCATCATGAAGATTTCCTTCTTCATCAATCATTAATGTTGTATTTTCTAATGATTCAAGATTGCAAAGTTTCATTTTATCAATAGAAATATAAGTGATAACAAATTGTTTTTCATTTAAAATATCATTATCTGGTGCTTCTATTTGTATTATATCTTTTAATTGTAGTTCAACTTTATTTTCAACAGGTGTATCTGATTCGTCCATCTTGTCTTATATTTATACTAGAAATTAATATTGATTACGAAAAAAATGTTTTTAAACAAGTTAAAGATATAAAAATCAATATCTCTAATATGAGCTCAAGAGATTTAACTACTTTCGTTAATAAAGGATTATTCAACAATGATCCTAGTTATGAATTACCTAAACTTAATCGTAAATTTTACACTAGTAAAAAAACTAATCAGACCTATTGCACTGTAAGATATGATAAATCATCTTTGACTACAGATGATTATAACTCTACTGGATTATTTAGATCTGTTGTATTTAATCTTTCAAATAATAAGGTTTTAGCTTTTGCTCCTCCAAAATCAGTTAAATTAAATAGCACCGATTTTACTGATAATTGGGAGAATGATAATATTCAAGTTGAAGAATTTGTAGATGGTACAATGATCAATGTTTTCTGGGATTCTACTATAGGTGAAGGAGGAGATTGGCAGATTGCTAGTCGTAGTTGCGTGGAAGCCAATGTAGGATTTTACTTACATACAGGTTCAAAAACATTCAGACATATGTTTTTGGATGCATGTAATGAAGTTAAATTAGAATTTGATTATTTAAATAAAAAATCAGATGATAATCATCAACTCTCTTATAGTTTTGTCCTTCAACATCCTGATAATCGTATTGTTGTTCCTTACCAAAAACCTAATTTGGTTCTTGTGGAAACATATAAGATTAAACAAACTGATGGTACAAATCATTTGGAAATTAGTGTTTATAATGATGATTCATTAAAACAACTCCTTCAAGAAAAAACTACTATATCTTTTCCAAAAATATATGATAATAATATCTCATTTAATAATACTCAATCATTTATTGATGAATATGCATCTAAAAATACTCCATACCATGTACAAGGAGTAGTATTTAAAAATCTTACAAAACATATCAGAGCTAAAGTTAGAAATCCTATTTATGAAGAAGTTAGACGTCTTAAAGGAAATCAACCAAAAAAACAGTATAGATACCTAACTTTAAGACAACAAAATAAAGTATCTGAATATCTACACATGTTCCCTGAAGACAAAAATTGTTTCAGTCTTTTTAGAAATCAACTACATACTTTTACGAAAGGATTATACCAAAATTATGTAAACTGTTATATCAAGAAACAAAAACCTTTAAAAGAATTTCCATATCAATTTAGAACTCATATGTTTCATATTCACAGAAAATATCTTGATGAATTTGTTACTGAGAAAAAATCTATTCAGTTAGGTAATGTTATTGAATATGTTAATACATTGCACCCATCTCAACAGATGTTTGCACTGAATTATCATATGCGTAAAAGAAATATGGATTCTGTTGACACTTCATGTTTACAGGAATCTGATGCATAGATAATATATCTATATTATAATAATGATTATAACAATTATAACAATTATTATAAGTTTAACAATCACAATTTTAGCATGTTTATATTACTGGTGTAGTACTCCAATTATTAATGAATATAATTCTAATATACCTGGACCAAAAATTGTAATAATTTCAGCTACACATGGCAATGAATTAGCTCCTCATTATGCAGCAGTTGACTATTTTAATAATCATAAAATAAGTAAAGGCAGTGTTACATTAATTATAGTTAATAAATGTGGAATACTTTTTAATGATAGACAACAAGGTTTAATTAATCCTTATAATGACATAAATAGATCATATGAAAAGAATCATAAGTTAAATGTGTATATAGAACAATATATTAAAGATGCAACATTAATAATAGATTTACATGAATCTATTAAATATGATCAAGAAGGTGGTCTTGGTAATTCAATATATTATAACAATAACTATTTAGATGTAGAACACTTAATCAATGAAATAAATACTACATATAAGGGACCACAATGGGTAAGTTATAATACCACAAGAAATTCTAACTTTGGTTATTTACCAGGAGCGCTTATTTGGTATTGTAAGAAAAGAGATATTAATTATATGCTAATAGAAACATGTAAAAAAGATTCTTATATAAGAAGACAAAAAATAACTCACACTATATTGAAACACATATATTATAAATATTTGACTTAAAATTTCATTATCATATATTGATAACATGCCAACAAGTACACCCATATTATATGGACCCTTTGCTGTATTAACTAGAAATCCAAGAAGAAATAGTAGCTGTTGCTGTAGTTTTTTTATTATTTTATTAGCCTACATATATGGAACATATTATATTATCACTAATTATATAAACAAGGATTTAATAGAAAACACTCTTGGAAAATAAACCCAATATGTATTAATTTAAACATAATAAACATATTTAAATTAATACCAATATAATATTTATATGCATTCAGAAGACCAATCACTAGATATAGCTGGATTATTAAAAATGAAGATGCTATTTTCCAATGAAACAAGTAATATATATGATATAATATATTCAATTATGACAATCGCATTTATTAGTTATATATCAAACATAATTACTAATATATCTATTAATGAAGAGATGTATGATTATATGTCATGGCACTCTATATATCCATTTTTTAAAAGAGAAAATAAAATTATAATAGAGGGCAAAAGCTGTTTTAAAAATGGTCCTTATTCCGCTAGCAACAATAATCTATTCTCTTATTCATTTAATGCTATATGGAAACATGTTGAAAAAAAACTATCCTCCTCTCCAGATATTTATTCTATAAAAGAATGTGGTGAAAATAATGGATTATATGATGACTGGGGTGATTTGAGGTCAGATGAAACAAATAAAAAAACTAACACTTATGTAGTTAATCAATATAAACCATTTATCATCAGTGAAAATATTTATTGTAGTGTTGAGTCATATAAAGAAGATATTGAAAGTAGTGGAAATGGTAATAGTAAAATTCAGACTAAAATTGAAAATATTAAAATTAAGCTATTTTCATATCATAAAACTGTTGGTCAAATTAAATTATTTTTAGATGATCTTACTAATGATTATCTTGAATCATTACATGGTTC